TAATGCGGCTACGGCTACTGATACAACTCAAAATAATAGTATCACCGCTGCATTTACTGCTGCAAATAGTGCTGGTGTTTATGCCAATAGTGCCTTTGCAGCGGCCAATGCTGCCACAGCAACTGATACCACTCAAAATAATTCTATTACAGCCGCATTTACGGCCGCCAATAGTGCTGGTGTTTATGCTAATGGCGCCTTTGCGGCTGCTAATTCGGCTGGTTCTTCAGCATTAGCTCAGGCCGCATTTAATACTGCTAACGCATCTTTTATATCTGCGAATTCCGCTGGTGTTTATGCTAACGGCGCTTTTGCAGCTGCTAATGCGGCCACAGCAATTGATACCACTCAAAATAATAGTATTACGGCCGCTTTTATACATGCTAATGCTTCATTTGCTTTTGCGAATACTATATCCGGTGGTTCTGCAATTGACAATGTGGCTAGGTCTTTAGCTAATACAGCACAAATTACCGCAACGGCGGCTTTCGCACAGGCTAATACAGATGTTACAAATATTACAATTTCTCCATCACAAACATATGGTAATGCTACACATTCTCCTATAATTACTGTATCTGCGAATGGTAGAATTAACGCAATTTCAACCGTGGCGGTAACGGCTACTGACCCTAGTGCCATAGCCTTTGCCATAGCATTAGGATAAATAAACTATTATGGCACAACCAACAACAAGATTACAATTTATAGATTATTGCAAACGCCGTTTAGGCTTTCCAGTTATTGACATTAATGTGGATGATGACCAAGTGAGCGATCGCATTGACGATGCCTTACAATTCTTTGAAGACTATCATTTTGATGGTGTTGAAAGAATCTATATGAAGCATCGTATCACACAAGAAGATATTAATCGCCGTTGGATTTATTGTCCAGATGCCGTTACATTTGTTACTGGTGTGTTTCCTTTTGACGATTCAAATTCGTCAATCAATATGTTTGACCTCAGATATCAATTGCGACTGCACGACCTCTATGACTTCACATCGGTATCGTATGTGTCATATGAAATTACTATGCAACACATTCGCACATTGAATCTGTTGTTCTCTGGCACACCACAGTTTCGTTTCAATCGTAAGCAAAATAAAATCTTCTTAGATGTTGATTGGGAAAGAGACTTTGAAGTTGGCAATTATGTTGTCATGGATTGCTATCGTGCAATGCGACCAACAACACTTATACTTACTGGTACTGGTACTGCCGTAACAAGTGCAAACACAATTACAGGAACAAATACTGTTTTTGACGAAGAGTTATTGGAAGGCGATATCATTACGCTAGACGGTCAAGAATTACAAATCAAACAAATTATTTCACCGACTGTTCTGACAACAATTGGTCCTGTCGCATCTGATGTTACAAATGGTACACTTACAAAACCAGGCAACTCAGAGGTCTTTAATGATAGATTTCTCAAACAATACGCAACCGCACTCATTAAATACCAGTGGGGTTCGAATTTAAGTAAGTTTGCTGGCATTCAAATGCCAGGTGGTGTTACTCTCGATGGTGTTCGTATCATGCAAGAAGCAAGAGAAGAAATGGACAAAATCGAAGAACAAATGTTTAATTTCAACAGTCTGCCAAGTGAGATATTTACAGGTTAAGATGAATGGCAACAATTTATAGAATTTATCGGTGTATCAATAATACCAACGATAAAGTTTATATTGGTTATACCAATAAATCTTTAGAACAGCGAGCAAAAGAACATATGAAAGCTGCTAAAAAAGATAGCGAATATGTTTTTCACAAATCAATTAGAAAACATGGTTTTGATAATTTTAGATGGGAAGTATTATTTGAATCTAAAGATAAGAATTTCATATTAAATGAAATGGAATCTTTTTTCATAAAAGAACACAATTCTTTTTATGAAAATGGTTTTGGATACAATATGACTTATGGTGGACAAGGTGGGATGGCAGGTAAAAAACATAATGAAAACACTAAAGAAAAAATGAAATTGGCTTGGCAAAAAAGAGAAAACAAGTCAACTAATTTAGGCAGAAAATTTGGTGAAGACACAAAAGAAAAAATGAGCTTAGCTAAATTAGGTAAAAAAAGAAGCGATGAATACAAAATAATTTGTTCTAATAGAAATAAAAAAAGATATGAAAATGCTGAGCATAGAAAAAAATTGTCCGAAGCTATCAAATTAGTTTGGCAAAAAAGAAAAATAGCTCAACAATTGGGAGCTTAAAATTAGCACAAATGTATATTTTAATCCATTTCCATCTAGCCAGATAACTTCCGAGCAGCTGCTCGTTGAAGATTTGGTAATAGAGGCCATGCAAATTTATGGCATGGATATCTTCTATCTTCCTAGAGCAACAAGAGACCAAGTAGATTATCTCTACGGTGAAGACACACTTAAACAATATGTGACTGCCTATCCAATTGAGATGTACCTAGAGAATGTCACTGGTATGGATGGCGAAAGAGAATTCATTTCTAAATTTGGTTTAGAGATTCGTGACGAAGCAACATTCTTAGTTTCTCGCCGTAGATTTGCCGCAACTATACCATCACCAAGACCTTTAGAAGGCGATTTAATTTATATTCCCCTTCTACGAAATCTCTATGAAATTACAGAAGTCGAACATGAAAACGACCAGGCAATGTTCTATACACTTGGTCGTGGTCGTGGCGGTAATGTTTATGTGTATGCATTGAAACTGAAACAGTATGTGTTCTCAAATGAAATCATACAAGTTGGTGTTTCTGAAATTGATGACCAGATTCGTGACTACTATCCAAGAACAAATGTGGCATTAAGTGCTGGTGGTACTGGCATATTCATTAACGATGAGATTGTTTATCAAAGTGCCAATACTTTTGCAAATGCTACTGCGACTGCTGTTGTGCATGACTTCTTACCAAATTCGCAAGTTACAATCTTCCGCACGATTGGTACATTTACGGCAGGTGGCACAATTAGAGGCAATACAAGTAATGCAGTATGGACGATTTCTACTGCCGATGACCTCGCACCACTCGACAATGCATTTGAAGATATCATTGACAACAATCGTATTCAAACAGAAGCAAATGGAATCATTGACTTTACTGAAGTAAATCCTTTTGGTGAGCCATAATGCTAGGTAACGCACAATATTATAATCGTTCTATTCGCAAGATTGTCGTTGCATTTGGCACAATTTTCAATGATATTCAATTACAGAGATACACAAAAGACGGTGCAACTAAAAAAGAAATCTTTCGTGTACCGTTGTCATATGGTCCCAAAGAACGATACATAACCGCAATTACATCAGACCCAATACTGGTCAGAACAATTGGTGTCAATGTGCCAAGAATGTCATTTGAATTGACTGGCATGGCATATGACCCATCTCGCAAACAACAATCTCTTTTACAGAACTTTGCTCAGAATGCCAACGGTGGTTTGAACGCACAATATGTTCCTGTGCCATACGATTTTAATTTTTCAATGACAATTTATGTGAGAAATACTGAAGACGGTACACAAATCGTAGAGCAGATTTTACCATTCTTCAAACCTGACTTTACAGTTACGGTTGATATGATTCCTGACATGGATCAAAAGTATGACATGCCAATCATTCTTAATTCTGTGAATACAACAACAGAATATGAAGGTGCTATGTCCGATGGCACAACTCGACTGATTACATGGGACTTAGAATTTACAGTTAAGAGTTATATGTGGCCTGCCGTCAGAGAACCAAACGGATTAATTGGTGCATACAGTTCTATTTCTGGTCGTTACGGACAAGCAAATACAAACATTTACATAGATACACAGAATCGTGATGCACAACAAGTAACTGTTGACTATGCAAATGGTAACAACTACTTCACAACAGGCGAAACAATTCGTGTTGACCGAACAGATACAAATGAAATTACTGGTAAAGTTATATACTTCAGTAACAGCAACAATGGTATTTTAATTGTAGGAGAACTTACTCAACTATTACAGGCAAATGATATTGTTGTTGGTGATTATACCAATGCAACCTACAATGTAACAGCAGTATCGGTTTCGCCTCTCAAAGCAGTAGCAATTGTAACTAAACCAGTGCCCGAGAATGCAGAACCAGATGATGAGTTTGGTTTCTCTACTGCAATTACAGAATGGCCTAACACATTATTATGAAAAATCTAAATGAAAAACTTTCTGAAGCTCTAAGTATCGAACCAATTGAATTAGAAACAACAACAGAAATAGTTGAAGTTAAAGATTCGGTTGAAGATGATGCTGAGTTTGCCAGACAAAACATTCGCAGTTTAATTGCCAAAGGCAATGATGCTGCATCTCACATTGTTGAGATTGCAAAACAATCAGAACATCCTCGTGCATTTGAAGTTGCTGCAGGTATGTTAAAGAATCTTGCAGATATGAACAAAGACTTGTTAGAAATTCAAAAGAGAAAACAAGACTTACAGCCAAAACAAATCACTCAACAAAATATTAATGTTGATAAGGCAGTCTTTATTGGTTCAACATCTGAATTGATTAAACAGTTACGAAATGAAAAATGATGGTTATTTAGGAAATGAACGCCTAAAGAAAGTTGGCGTTGAGATATCTTTTACTGAAGAACAGTTAAAAGAGATTATTCGATGCACCGAAAATCCGGTGTATTTTATTCGAACATATGTCAAAATTGTTAATGTGGACAAAGGTCTTGTGCCATTTGACATGTGGGGTTTTCAAGAAGACATGGTTCGTGACTTCCATGAAAATCGTTTCTGTATCTGCAAAATGCCACGACAGGTTGGTAAAACAACCACAACAGTTGGTTATATGTTATGGTCTGTTTTATTCCAAGACGATTACACAATTGCCATTCTTGCAAACAAAGGTCAACTAGCACAAGAAATTATGTCTCGTTTGCAAAAGGCATATGAGCATCTTCCTCTTTGGCTGCAACAAGGTATCATTGTTTGGAATAAAAGAAACATTGAATTAGAAAATGGGTCTAAGATATTTGCCTATGCAACATCAGCGGCTGGTGTGCGAGGTGGTTCTTACAATCTAATCTTCCTAGACGAATTTGCGTTTGTGCCAAAAAACATGGCAGATGACTTCTTTACTTCTACCTATCCTGTGATTTCTTCTGGTAAGACAACAAAAGTTATCATCGTTTCCACGCCATACGGATTAAACCACTTCTACAAGATGTGGGTTGATGCAACTGAAAAACGGTCAACTTATAAACCAATTGAAGTTCACTGGTCAATGGTGCCAAACAGAGATGCAAAATGGCGAGAAGAAACAATACGAAACACATCCGAAGAACAGTTTCGACAGGAATTTGAATGTGAATTTATCGGCTCATCTGCAACACTCATTTCTGGTGCAAAACTGAGGTCAATGGCATTCTTTAATCCACTTTCTTCAATAGATAACTTAGATGTGTATGAGAATCCACAACTTGGGCATCTGTATATTGCAACAGTTGATTGTTCAGAAGGCGTAGGTTTAGACTATCATACAATCAATATATTAGATGTGACACAAGTTCCCTACAAACAAGTCGCAAAGTATCGTAATAATAAGTTGCCACTATTGTTTTTTCCAACAATTGTCTACAGTATTGCAAAAAGATACAATGAGGCATTCATTTTAGTTGAGACAAACAATGTGGGACAACAAGTAGTTGACATTTTACATTATGAATTAGAGTATGAAAACATCTACAAAATTGACCATCATCACATTAAGGGTCAAACCATCTCTGGTGGTTTCAAAAGAGCCGCAAACTTTGGCATTAAAACAACCAAAACTGTTAAGAAAATTGGTTGTGCCAATCTAAAGACACTGGTAGAATCAGATAAATTGATAGTCAATGACTTTGACACAATTGCTGAAATGAATACCTTTGTTCGTTTTCGTGATTCATATGCAGCCGAAGAAGGCAATAATGATGACTTAGTGATGGGTCTTGTTCTTTTTGCCTGGTTGACTGCACAATCATACTTCAAAGATTCTACGAATATTGACATACGCCGAGTTCTCATTGAAGAACAAAATCTCTCAGCAGAAGAAGACCTTACGCCTGTTGGGTTTATTGATGACGGCAAAAGAGAAGAGGTTTTAATAGATTCTGGCGATGTGTGGACTGAAAGAGGGTATAGATCCTCAATTTTATAAAAACATAAATACAAAATAAAAAGAAATTGACCCGATAACAAAAGGAGAAATCCATGGCATTTCAGCTATCACCAGGCGTAAATGTATCAGAAATTGACCTGACTACAGTTGTGCCTTCAGTTGCCACTTCAGTTGGCGCCTTTGCCGGACCTTTTGCGTGGGGACCAGCTAATGAAGTAGTTACCATTTCCGATGAGGTTCGCCTTACTGAAAGATTTGGTACTCCAAACAATACTAATTATGAATATTGGTTCTCAGCCGCAAATTTTCTAGCATATTCTAATGCTTTGCGACTTGTTCGTGCTGCAAACACCACTTCAACTTTGAATGCTACAGCAAATGGTTCTGGTGTTCTTATTGAAAATGAAGATGATTACTACAACAATCACGAAAATGCCGTTAACACTGCCTTCGGTCCGTTCGCAGCTCGTTGGGCAGGAGACTTAGGAAATTCATTAAGAATTTCTATCTGCCCATCGTCACAGGCATTTTCTTCAAATCTAACCGTCACAGATAGTTTAAGAGCTAACGCTGTAGCTTCTGGTGCTACTGTCATTAATGTCAACGGAACGGCAAATGCTGCGGCAAATCTGCAATCT